AATGTAGATATTTCTGTACCTCGACCACCTTCTCTTCTTGGTAACCAGTAGTCTTCTAACATAGACATATGGCGTCTATCATCTTTGATTTCGCCTGTGTCTGCATTATAAACAAGTTTGTTACGATACTTGTTCATAACATCGGCAAGGTATTGTTCTGCCTTTGCCTTTGGTAAGTTACCTACATCGATATAGAAGATTCTTCTTTCAGGTGCTCTTGATATTCTGTAAATAACAAGTGCATCTTCCATCATTGCCAACTGATTTGCAGTTTTCAATGCTTTATGTAGATAACCGATTACAACATTCTTATTGTAATCTAACATACCAGAAGTTGTATAACTTACGGCTTCTGGTGCTATCTTAAGAGTTGTACCTTCAGTGGCTGAACTCTTATCGAAACCTTTATCGTTGAAGACATAAAACTCTTCAACCTTTTTAATCTTTTCGACCCCTTTACGGTCTTTGTCTTTCTCTACATTACGGACTTTTTTAATTTTGAGCGGGTCAACATTTCTAATATCGACCATACCTTTTTGTGGTTGCTTAGAATCCACTACTTTATGAAAGTAGATTCTACCATCGACATACCATTTTCTGAAAATTTCATGAGAGTTCTGATTGAACTTCATTAAGGAGAGGATGTGCCTGAACTCATCGTGTATCTTTTTTTGGATACTATCTGAGAGATCGGTCTCTCGGAGGTCAATGCTTACTACCCTATCTTCAGTATCAGAAACTACACATTCGTTTACTATGTCTTCGATAGCTGCATCACATTCAGGTACTAGAGATGTCTCTCTGTATCTTCTGATCAAAGAAATTTCATTCTTGATCCCGCCTTCCATGTCGACATATGAACCATATGCCCCACCTGAAATAAATCCACCTGCTGTCTGTTGAATAACAGGCGTACCATCATCGATGGTCGGTGCTACAAAAGAAGGTGCCGATCTCTTTTCGACATCTATTTCTCGTAATTCGTCTTTCTTACGAGTTATTTCAAACCCAAATATTTCCATAATGTATATTTATAACAGCGCCAGTGGCGCTGTTATACCGTAATTAAACGACTCTTTCCCAGTGTGAATATTGGAATTCAACATCAAATGTCTCCAATGCATCGACTGTCTCATAAGATAAGTCAATCGCACCTATTGAGGTAGGAAACATGTTAAAGAATTCGTATCTTGCTAACACTGAGTCGTCTTTGTTTAATTGTTCTACAAACGCTCTATCTACTAGGTAGTCAAGTGAAGTAATACCTTCTCCTGAATCTAACGCTTGTATGTCTGTTTGCCATGCTTCTAAAGCACTTCTGCTTGAGAACTCTACATCGTTGATAATTGTAACAGTCCATGGTTCGAATGTTCTATCTCCTGCGAGTTTTAGTACATGTCCTCTGAACTGTTGTTCAACTACACCAACTGTAGCAGCTGGAATCTGAGCAGCTTGGCAAAGAAACTCGATCTTATCACCTGATCTAGGTATGAATACTCTAAATCTATTGGCTCTAGGACCACCGCCTAGTAATTGTGCTTTAAATTGATCTATTGTTGCCATTTATTTCTCCTTAAACTGCTCCGTAGATTTCTTCAAACTCAACGCCACTTCTTGAAGCGACAAAGTTGAGTGTGATAAAGTTAATTGATCTATTAGGTTTCACGAATATTGAACATACAAATTCGTTTCTGTCGATCACTGAGTCTGTGTTATTTGATTCATCACATACTACTGAGAAGTCGACTAAACCTCTTCTGTTCTTAACATCTCTTAAGAATGGTTCTACAGCACTTCTAAATTGTGCTCTAGTGAACGCATCGTTGAATTCAAAGAGTTGAGATTTAGCTGCAACTGCAACTGCTTTCTCTAACACGATGAATAGTCTTCTTACATTGACTCTATCAAATGCTGAAGGTGATGTTAGTCCAGTTTTATCTCCAAATAGTACAGTCCCTTGACCTGGGAATGTTACGATTGGATTGATTCTCTTTCTATATAGATCATCTCTATGTGCTTTCTTAGGGTTGAAAGCAAGTTTGGTGATGCCTAGATACTGACCTCTTGAAAAACCAGCAGGTGAATACCATGGGTCTTGTAATAAGTCTGATCTTGCCATAATACCAGCGGTGTGTCCGTTACCTGGTACCCAAACATACTTGTCATTAAATCTATCGTACTGATAGACCCAACCTGAGTCGAACACTGCATAAGAACTTGAAGTTACATTAGCGAAGTCTGCCTCGACATTAGATGCCTGAGTTGACTCTGAAGAAACATCAACGATTGATGCTTTTCTTGGTGATGCTAATACTAAACAGTCTTTTCTGTGTTCTGCAATAGAAATTGCATGATTGACTATTGTGTTATGATTTGTCACATTGTCTAAATCTGTTCCTGATCCGTTATCAACTCTTGTTGAACCTACGATCAAGAATGAGATGTCTACTGTTTCTGAATCTTTGAAATGCTTATCCATAGCAGCAGTTTTATCTCCTGCTACTGGTGATCTTCCGTCTGCCCCACCTGATAGTGAGTTATTCTTTGGAAGGTCTGGTCTGCCGAACGCTGAAGTTTTTGAAGCTTCGAGAGTTTTATCTGCTGTTGCACTACCTAACATTGTTGTGTCATGTGCTGACCAATATAGATATTCTGATTCATTGTTGATTACATTCTTATAGAAATTTGATTTTCCTTGTGAATCTTTACCGTCTGAGGCGAGTGATAAGAATGGGAATACTTCTAGAACTGTGTCTTTTGTTCCTGATAGAACTCCGTCTTCGTCTGATACAACGATATGTATCTCGTCATTAGCTGCCCCAGCATTTGTTGCTACTGCTGATGTACCTGGTGCTTTATCAAATAGATCATGGAACTCCCAAAATCTGTCTATTGCTTCGTTATCTCCGACAGCGGCTGTTAGACCACCAGCGACTGGTGTATCTATGGATTCAATTGTTAGTGTGTTGGTGCCTGCATTGATGGCAGTAATTCTATATTTTGTAGCGTGACCTGAGAACTTAATTATATCTCTAACTAAGAACTTAGCATCATCGTCTACAACAATAGCAGTAGCATCAACTGACGCTCCACTACCCATGTTTACTGCATCGACAGCACTATCAAAGTATGCGTTTGATGAGGCACAAACTGAAACTTTGACACTGTTACCTAATGCACCAGCATATTTTGAAATCCACTTACCGACTGTACCGTTCTGACTTCCATCTGCGAAAGAACTGTCATATTGCTCTTTATTCTTTAAAAGGGTGGAAGATGAACCAGAAGCATTAGCACTGAATAGCCCTACAGGTGCAACTCTAACGAGTCTTAGCGCTGAACCGTATTTTAAAAATGAGTCTGCTGTGTAAAAATCTTCGATGCCAGCGTCATTATCTTTTGGTTGATAGAAACAATCTATCAATTCTTGACTGCTAGAAACTGTCTTTACTTCATCAACAGGACCCCATTGAAATGAACCAGCAAAAGCTCCTACTGTTGAGGAAACTGCTGGAACGACATTCGATAGATCAACCTCTTTGATCTGAACGCCTGGTGATACTTGAAATGCCATACTTTTCTCCTGTTTGCGTAAAAGTGTTTACTGTTTTATTTATATAATCCGAGAACTCTAGGAGTTATCTATGTACCATCTATCGCCTTCTTTATCTACAAAAGTCTCTTCTTTATGCTCATGGCCGAAGACTCCAACTGGTAAAATGTCGTCCTCTATCAACTTTTGCTGTTCTGAATACAGTAAATCCTTTACTTGTTTGTCTGTTAAACTTGAAAAATAGTCTGTTGTAATAAACCATGAGAACAGAACCAGGTTCATAACCATATCGTCATGATACCCTTTATCTGCCTCGAAAGATGATCCCTTATTAACAAATGTCATAAGTTCAGTGATCGTATGTCTATCTACAACAATGAGTCTATTTTCTTCAAGCAACTCTTTCATAGTAGAACAACCAATTCTCTTGATTCTTCTTGACATAGTTACACCAATGTCATCTGCTTTTGTCATGCCTTGAACAAAGACATTTGGATATTCTATATCATAATGAAGTTGAGTTGCGACCATTCCGCCCTCTGCATTATTCTCGATGATAATTAATGCATCGTTATATGGTCTACAATACTTATTTAGTAAATCAGGATATAGCATAGGACTCACACTATTGTCCCGATAGGTACATACTTGTTTAAATGGACTTTCTGTTACATCAAAGATACTAAATGTTGAGTAATCTAATCCTCTTCCTTTAGAGACATCAACTGTGCATATGTATTCACGGCCTTCTTTGGGTCTCTCATAGACTCTAACTTCATCCTTAGTCCAATCAGCCTCCAATGCTTTAAGACCGAGTAAGGTATTACTGTTGACCAAGGTATTTCCTGTTCCCAAGAATGAGTTTCCGTACTCTTGTTCGAATTGGGCTTCTGAGGTGTTTGCAATGGTTTGTTGTTTCCATGCTTCATCTCGACCTGGTACATCGTACCAATTAATTGTAAATGGTTTATATTCAGATTGATCATGAATAGCGCTCTCGTATATTTTATGGAACATATTACCTACGC